TCGTTATAGATTTGATAACTCATTTTTTAACTATTTTAACAGGTTGCCAAATATGTCTGCAGTATGGTGTTGTTGTATTGTTATTAGGATTATGATAATAACCACCTCGCTGTTCCCAAACATTATAACCCAATACATTGCTTAATTTATTTATATCTGTGCGACTAAATAACTTAAATTTATTATTATCAGTATTAGTTGCATTAATCATTTCTCTGCAAAATTCTCTTGTAGTATCAATAACTGCTGGGCCTTTAACCGTTGGATTTTTGCCATACTTATAAAATACCTCAATCATTTTTACTTTAGGCTCACTATCTTTAAAAATAGAATTACCTTTATCGGTTATCTTATATTCCAATTCCGTTATGCCATAAGATTTAATCTCTTTGATATTGATTATACCCTCATCTTTTAATGCGATTAATCTATCATTAATATCTGATTCATTTACTTTAGATGACCTTGAAAGTGCTGATATATCTAATCTTTTATTACCTTTAATACTCGCTAAAATGCTTTTATCTAATTGAGTTAATTCAAATTCAGAAGCAAATTTATAACAGTTATCTTTTGTAAATTCTTCGCCAAATGACATAAATATATCTAACTTTCTCTTGTCATCCATTACCTCTGAAGTAAAATCACCTGAGTATAATTCTGCATACTTTTCACCAGCTTCGCTTAATAATCTGCGATGTTCACCAGCTATGTTTACTTCTTCAATTAATCCTAATTCTTTTAATCTTAAAATTAATGGCTTAATAAATTCAATTTGTATATTTAATAAAACACTTAGCTGTTTATCATCCAGCATTGGGGCCTTATCTAATAGTTGTAATATCTTAGTTTGTTCAGCTGATAAATCAATGCTAAACTGCTGGTCGTTTGTTTCGCCTAAAAAAGTCAATGCTTCTTCATCACTCAATCCAAAACCTGATTTAATCATTAATAATGCCTGGTCTTTAGTTATCTTACCACGATCATAATTTCTAACTATACGCATTAAATTCTGTGTCTGTCTGCCAGTTAATCCTTTTAAATGGTCATTAACCATGCCTTGAGGTTGCGCCTGATCTGGTGATTGTTCTACTACATTAACCGCTAATGGTGGTAAACCTAAATGCTCTCTTATTTCTTCTTTAGTCATTACACTAACTACAGTTTGCTCACTAAAGGCTATACCTAAACTTTTGTTTTTAACAATAACTAATTCAGTTACTATTCCATTAATCTTAGCTAAATAGTTAAAACATTCTTCTAATAATCTCTGTTTAGGGGTAATGTAATTAACTTGGAATGCTTCCTGTGCATCATTAATAACATTTCTACTAAATGCACTTTCGCCATCAACACCAAACAACTGAGGGCTTGTAATCTTATGACCTGTAAATATTTCTTGGTTGGTATCTTTCCTTAACTGCTCAAACTGCTTATCTAAATCACTTGGCTGAAGTGGTAAAATATCAGGCTTCTTTTCTGGGCTATCGCTAAAGTTAATTACTACACCACCAGCATTATCAGTTCCTTGAAATTTAGCTTTTAATTTACGTTCAATCTCTCTTTGCTTTTCTGGATTATTAGGTACTCCATTATTGAAGTTTACCATCATACCAGCTGCAAAACCTTGCTTAATATTATTTAAGTGGAAGTTGTTTATCTCTACATCTGTTTCAATAGCTGCTATGCTACCAATATATTCAGGTATTGGATAAGTTTCTATGCCAGTTCTATACTGCTTAAAATAATAAATATAAGTACCCTCTCTTTTAGCAGTTGCATCCCAAACTTTATAAGTTATCTTTTCTGCTCTGCTTCCTAATGCCCAATTATCTGAATAAAGTATAATACTTTCATCTTTAACTTTTCTTAGTTTAGATATATCAATATGGCTAATTAAAGCAATTTTATTACCCAATATTCCAAAATCTATTTGTAAAGCAAAGCCACCAAATAACTCTAAATCCCATGCAGCCTTATACAATACCTTGTTTAAATTATCTCCATTAGTGTTATTTATAAAAGACTGCAAAGCTGAATCTTCTGAAGTTTCAAAACCTTGACCAGTTATAAATGCAGCTTTACCAGTTATAATAGCATTATGCTTAGATGACCTATTAACTAATTCAATTAAGTATTGCGGATATAAATTATTATCACCAAACAGAATTATATCTTTACCCCTTACCTCTTTAAATTCTGGTACTTTGTGATTTTCAAATGCTATGTGGCTAATTTTATATTCGCCTTTTAAACCTCTACTCATTATAAACGTAGTTAATATTATTAGTATTATTTAATTTGTCATCTGCTGCTGGTGTGTCAATTACTTGTACTTTACCTACCTCCACAATTCCAGTTGCAAGTGCCGGATTTAAGTTAGTTGAACTGGTTTGCTCATAAACTTTATATTTATAAAATCCAACAATCGGCAACTCAATCTCACCAGCCAAAGGATCAGGACTGCTATCTGTTTCAACAATAGCAAATAAATTATACCTATCAGGATGGGTAGAAGTATCAGCAGCGATAAACTTATATAAATTCCTTGTTTCATCTGATTGAAAAACAAATAAGTAATATGGGCTTGTTAATGTGCATTTTTCTGTTAAGGTTAATGCCACATTATTAGTAGTTCCCTTTGTTATCTGTATCATATTAGTAAGTATAAATCAATAGTATTATGTAACAAAAAAACCCCATGCCATCAACATGGGGCTAAAAGCCTAAACTACGATAAAGACTTTTGTTATGCTGTTAAGGCAGCGATTAATCCTGAGCTTACTTCCTGGCATGGTGCTTCTTCCATACCTTGAAAATTCAAAGTATATCCGTTAAAATCACCCATTGCAGTACCTGTTGCAGCAGTTGAATTAGTCATCTCGCATCCGTTGTTTTCACCTAATAACCAGTATTTACCATTACGGTCTAATACTATAATCATTACATTATTTTGTGCTAATAACTTAATCTCGTTTCTTAATGATGCAGCCATTTTACGAATAGTGAATTGTAATACTTGCTCATAAAATGTAGTACCATTAACACTATTGCGGGTGATATTTTCTACTAAGTTTGAAGTTTCTTTTTGCAATTCATAAGTGAAGAATTTTTTACCAGCACTTAAAGTAAATGCTGTTATAATTCCACTTGCAGCAGTTATTGAAGCTTTATTCGCTAACTCTGTGATGTATATTTTTTTTATACCTCCTACGCTATCTGCGCAGTCTAATGTATATCCGGATGTTAATAAACAAGGCATGTTTTTTATGTTTTAATTAAAAACCCCCACCATTATGGTGGTGAGGGCTTTAAGGTTAAATTAATTAGTTAATTAAGTGTTAGCGTATTTAATAACCTCTGATGGTATTGCAATCTGCCAGCCTCTACGGAAACGGAATGAATACTTAACATTGTCATCATCTTGAGAATACCACAATGCAGCTTTTTCTTCTTCACCCTCCATATCTACACCTAATACTAAGTTAGATGGTAAAGCAGCATAAATCTCATTAGTTCCATCTAATCCATGAACTGCTTTTAATTTATAAGGTGAATTTTCAACTCTCATCTCACCATAAACAGAAGCATCAAACATATGGAAATGGTTGTCAGCACTAATCTTATTTAAGTAAGTAGTGTAAGCATCATACCCGCAAAATATAGTAAATTCAGGGTTTCCTTTTAAAGCATCCGGTACTTTAGAAACAATATCACGCATAATTGTACGGATGTTAGTTTCATTAATTGTAGAAGAAGTTGCAGCTACTACTCCAGAAGCAGCTTTGATAATCTTAGCTAAACCATCATAAGTTTTGATATAAGCATTACCAGAAGCAGTATCACCTTGCCAATCTGCAGTTTCTAAACGTGCCATGATTTTCTTAGTAATCTCATCAATAATAACTGATGGTACATCAGATTCGCTATATTTTTGACCGTTTCTTAAAAGAATTTGTGTCCATTTAGCTTCTAAATCACGCAAACACATAATCTCTTCAAACTTAACCGCCTTAGATGTTATTGTTCTTTGAGTGAATGTAGTTGTACCTGATGCGTTAAATCCACATGAAGCACCATCTTGAGGTACCGGATCAACTGTTAATATTTGTAAAGCAGCAGCACTCTTTACACCTGTTTGAATTGCAGCTAATGCAGCTGTTTCTGCTTTGAACTGAACGGCAGCGATTAATTTTTTGCTTTGCTCGTTAGTATAATTTGTTAAACTTGATACTACAAATGACATGATCTTAATTGTTTAATAGGTTTCTTAATTCGTTTATTTTATCTGCACGTTTATTAGTGCTAAATTTATTTTCAACTGTTGCAGCTGGAGTGTTTACTAACCCCTCAACTACTGCATAAGTCTTAGTAACTACTTCTTTGATGCTTTCTAAATCTTCAACTTTAGCAAAAGATTGAGCAGCTACTGTTTTTTCAATACCCTCAATTCTTGCAGTTAAAGAATTTAATACCTCAGAAATAGTATTAATTTGTGTTGTAAAATCCAATCCTTTATTTTCTACTTCCACCTCAACACTTGGGGCTTCAGCTTTTGGATTTATTTCAGAGATAGCCCCATTAAGTATAACAATAACAGTTCCATCTTCCAACGTATGCGCACCCTCCGGTGCTGGTACTAATTGGCCGCTGGTATCTTGCATTGTAACTTTTGAGCCTACTGCTAACTCACCCTCGATGGTTAATTCTACCCCCTCAGCTGTTTTAACAGTTGCAAAAGATTCTGATACAACTTCTGCAGATTGACTGCTGAATGTGCTTGTAAACACATTTTTAAGTTGTTCAAATTTTTCGATTAATAAATTGTTTTTGTCTGACATGATATTTGTCTTTAATAGTAAGT